CGATCTAGGGGCCGACAATGGACGTTGGGGCGGGGCAGGGCCAGCCCTACAGCGTGGATGGGGAGACGCTCGCAACCCTTATGGCTGCTGAGGAAACTCGGCCCCTGGCGCTGTCGCTCATCAAGGCGAACCAAGAGGCGAACCAAGATACGCAGGCCAGCCGTGGCCGCTATGTGACCGAGCAGGGGAATGACGGCTCAATCTGGCAGCGGGACACCATGACGGGCGAGCAGCAGATCATCCGAGAGGCGCCCCAGCAGGCCGAGCAATACCGGATGCTCTCGCCCCAAGAGGCGCAGCAGATGGGTTTGCCCGCCGGCGCCTATCAGGTGGGGGCGGATAACAAGATCAGCCCGATCGGTGGCAGCAACGGCACGAACGTGACGGTCAACAACACTGAAACGCCTGCATTCTTCAAAACGTTGGATGAGCAGAACGCCAAAACCTTCTCCAGCTTGCTTGATGCCGGAGCGCAGGCGCAGGGCAATGAAGTCCGGCTGGCTCAACTCGAAACCGAGCTCGCGAGCGCACCGCAAGGCATGCAGGGGAGCCTCGTTCAGCTTGCCGGCCGCTTCGGTGTCCCGATGGATGGGCTAGACAATGTGCAGGCCGCACAGGCGCTGATCAATCAGCTCGTCCCCGGCCAACGCCAGCCCGGTTCGGGCACCATGTCGGATGCGGATCTGGCTCTGTTCAAGCAGTCGCTTCCGTCAATCGCCAATCAGCCCGGCGGCAACGAACGCATCCTCAAAACAATGCGGTCGATCAACGCCTATACGATGCAGCAAGCCCAGATCGCGAACGATGTGGCGAACCGCGTAATCGACCCTGGCGAAGGGCGCAAACGCCTGATGGCCCTGCTTAACCCCCTAGCTGGGATAAAAGCGCCGCCCGCGAGCGCTGGAAACGGAAACCGCACGCCCGATCTGGCTGTACCAGACGCGGGGAGTGTCGCACGGCCGGTCACGAAGGAAGACTACGAGGCTCTGCCCAGCGGTGCGAAGTTCGTAGATCCCGAAGACGGCAAGACCTACAGGAAGCCCTGATGCCACGATTTGCAGGTGTCCCGGTAGAGAGTGAAGGCGGTAAGCCGCGCTTTGTCGGCGTTCCCGTTGAACAGGCTCCCGAACTGGAAGAGTGGCGGCGTGGCATGTTGCTGCCGATGGAGCATAACCCCGCAACCGGTGAACACCGGTGGGCTGTCCCGCAGTTGCTCGTTGAGGCTGGCGAAGCGATACAGGCCCCCCTTAAAGCCCTGTCGGGTGGTTACGGGCTCGAACAAGACCCTGAGACAGGGCGCGTGTCCCCGATCACTTCTGAGATGGCCGGCGATGCGATGGGTGTTGCCGGTTTCGGTCCCGGCGGGATAACGGCGCCGGCAGCGGGTATCCCAAGCCGGGCGGCTGCCAATCTATCGGGGCGCGCCCGAAATGTTCTTTTGCGCGGCATCGAGGATGCGGGCATTCCGACTGATCAGGTCGGCAGGCAACTATCCGCGATCGGGCCTGATGCCGTTTTGGCCGATTTAAGCCCGCGCCTGCAGAACCAAGCTGCAGCAATTGCCACAATGCCGGGTGCTGGACAGAAAACGGTGGTTGATGCGCTTCGGGCACGCCAGTCCCAAGCCAACCCGCGCATTTTCGGCGACGTTGACGCGACCCTCGGGAAGTCGCCTGTGCCGTCGAGACTTCTAGAGGATATCCGCAACAACCAGGTTTCCCTCGGTCCTGAGTACGACGCCGCTTTTCAGGGCGCCCGCGCAGTCGACACATCGCCCATTGCGCTCGATCTGGACAGTATGGCCGTCAACCTGCGCGGTGATGCGCAAAGGGCTGCTCAGCGTGTGCGCTCAATGCTGAACGTCACCGGCACTGACCAACTGGACCCAAACCCTGCAACGCTGTTCCAAACCCGACAGGCCATTGATGACATGATGGCCGGCGACCTTGGCCCGCAGGCTCGTGCGGTCATGACGAACATTCGTCATCGTGTGGATCAGACGCTTGCCGAAACAGTGCCGGGCATCAAAGAGGTTGACGCCAAGTTCGAGGAACTGGCCAAGCAACGCGAGGCAGTGCAGGCGGGGCAGCAGGCCCTTGACAGCGGAAGGACCGCTGTGCGCCCGTCAGAACTCGTTGATCAGATGGTAGGGGGGTCTGTCCCGCAAAGGGGTATGGGTCCTTCCGGTGCGCCGTTCCGCTTGAGCCAAGGAGCCCGCTCGGAAATTGATCGGATGTTCGGCACCACCGTGAACGACCTGAACGCGCTCAAGCGCGCGGTGGGCGGGGAGGGGAATTGGAACCGGGATCGGCTGGCGACAATTTTCGGGGCCGAGAAGGCGGATCGTCTCCTTGGTATTCTGGAGCGCGAGCGGCGGTATGCCGAGACGCAGAACCTCGCCTTGTCTGGTAGTCGGACGCAGGTGCTCAAGGCAGCGCAGGATGAAATTCGCGGCACTGAGAAGGGGCCAGGCTTCCTGCAAAGCCTACTCAACCTGCAAGGCGGTAGCGCTGCCGCGAAGTTGGCTGACTACACTCTCGGCCGCGCAGGGGCTGCCGGCCGCGAAAGCGACAATTCCCAGATCGCGCGCCTGCTTATGAGCGGCGCGGATACGGACTGGCAGTATTCGGTGCCGAAGTACCGTCCGGCGCTGCCCGGCGCGCTACCGACAGCGACGCGCGCACTCCCGTGGTATCTCAGTTCGGATCAGTGAGAGCCGCGTACATCATCAACAGCAGGGCCGGGAAAAAGGCCATTGCACATGCGAGCCAGATATTTTGACCGACTAGCCCCCCTCGCGTTAGCCATAGCGAGGTGGCCGCCCAAACGCCGGCGATGGTGCTCAACCGCAGCATCCATTTCGAATTGATGCCCCGTTTGGCGCGCCGGAACCCGGTCGGCCGATATTCGTGAGGCTCTAGATCGAACTGCTTGGGCATCCCCAAGCCATAGCCGTTTCCAATCTTTTCGTCACCACCTCAACCGAAGGAACACCAATGGCAATCCTCTGGCAGCCTGCGCCTGCGCCGTTCATCGACGCAAACGGCAACCCTTATGTTGGGGCAAAGGCCTATTTCTTCGATGCCAACACCACTTCGCCGCGGACAGTGTACCGCGACAGCGGCCTCGGCATTTCGCACGACCATCCGGTGGTCGCGAACGCGGCGGGCATCTTCCCGGCCGTATTTTTGCCGAGCGGAGATTATCGCCTGCGGGTGACGGACGCTCAGGGCGTGACGATCTGGGACGTGGATGGGATTAGCGCCCCGACTGCGGGGGCGGCAACCGATCCTGGCGCCGGTTCGACCAATCCAACCCTCCTTGCTAGAACGGGTGACATTAAGGACCGTTACGACGTAGGGCCGCACACTGGCTGGGTGCGCTGCAATGGTCGAACCATCGGGAACGCGACCTCTGGAGCAACAGAACGCGCGAGCGCCGACTGTGAGGCGCTATTCGTATTCTTGTGGACAATCGATGGCGGGCTCTTTGTTTCCGGAGGGCGTAGCGCAACCGCAGCAGGAGATTTTGCAGCGAGCAAGACCATCCTCCTACCTGATTTCAGGCTCCGCGTTCGTGCTGGACTTGGGCGCATGGGCAGCGATGAAAGCCCGATCATGCCGGGTAATTTCGTGGACAGCGGCAACAATGACTTGCTGGGAACCACGGCGGGCAGATCTGCAATCGCGCTCACCATCGACCAGATGCCAGCGCACGATCATGGCGGTGAAACAGGGCAGGCAGGTTCCCATTTCCACACCTATACCGCCCCTGGTCGCAGACAATTCTTTAACGGCACCAATCTCACCGACATCGACGGGCAGGCCGAGACAAGGAATACAAGCGGTGTCCCCGATCACGCGCACAGCATTCCATCGGCCGGCGGCGGGCAAGAGCACTACAATATTCAGCCCACCAAGCTCGTCACCGTCTACATGAAGCTCTGAGGCCGCGATGTACGAACTTTCCCTAGTCGCGCATAGCGGGGTCGATTGGGCGCAGGCCATCGAGCTTATCAATGCCGAGACTGATCGACCGCTTACGGAAGCCGCTGAGGCGCTGATCGAGGTTCAGGTGAGCGATAGGCACGACCGGACCATCTTGAACGCAACTTCAGCGGACGGCAGCGTGCAGCGTCCTAATGCCTCGGTGTTTCAGTGGCGGTTTACGCGTGATCAGATGCATTCCTTGCGAGAAGGCAGGACTTATCGCATCGGCTGCCGCCTTACGGTGGAGGGAAAGTCCATTCAGCTTTTCGGCGGCACGCTCGCCTATATTGACGGAGACCTCTCGTGAATTACCTCCCTCCGATCCGCCTCCGTGTCCTTCCGGCGCTGTTGCCGGTGGACGCGAGGGAAGTGGAGTTCCGTGTCACTGCCACGGACATTGAGTGGCGCTACGTCCCCGATTTTAACCAGCCGGCACCCGCCTGGCAGTACCTCATCGCCCGCGCGGCGTTGATAGGTCCGTCGGGCCCCCCGGTGGAGTTAAGAACGGACGGCACCGATCTACAGTATAGGGTGGTGGGGACATCGACTTGGTTCAAGATCATAACGATCAGCGACCTCTTTGCTTCGGCTAACGCAGCGGTCCTAGCGGCGCAACAGGCCGCAGCGATCGCCGCGCAGTCTGCCCAGGACGCCATCAACGCGGCCGCCGGGGCCGCGTTGGTTACTGGCGCCTTGCCGCGGGTGACCCGCGCCACGATCAGGGCTTTAGATACCGGGTCCATTACCGTGGCATATTCGACGGACGACGCGGCCTTGGGCCTCTTTCAGTGGACCTTAGGAGACTTCACCGAAGAAATTGCCGCAGATACCGCCGGTTTGATCTATCTGAGGGCCAATGCTGTAGCCGCATCAGCCGGTGCTTGGGTGCGGATCTGGGATCGCGATCCCAATCGCAAACCCTCGCTCGCAAAGGTGCTTGCTCGCGTCAATGGGGGGGCGAACATCACCATAGCCTGTTATGGTGATAGCCTCACCTATGGGCAGGACGAGACGCCGACCGGGACACTGCCTCCAATCAACAGTGCGTCACAGCAGCGCAGCTCGGACCCCTATCCGGAGACATTGCAAGCATCGCTCAGTCTAGTCGGGTTCTCTGGCGGCGTCACGGTTTTCAACCGAGGGTTCCCCGGCGACAGCTCCAGAACTGCGGTCGCTCGGTGGGCATTGGCTTCCGAAACCGATGTGGCTTTCATCATGTACGGCCATAACGACGCCAACAACTACGGCGGGTTTGGCTTGGTGTCCGTTGAGGATTACCGGGTCAATGTATCGTTGATGGTCGAGCGGAGGCTATCCCAGGGCACCGCCGTAATTATTCTGCTGCCGCCGCGCGTTAACAATGCCGTCTCTGATGCGGCTTTGCGTCCCTATGTGGCAGCATTGCGCCAGATCGCTGCGGATTACGAGCTGCCTTGCATCGATACAAGCGAACAGCTCTCGGGGGTAACGAGCCTGTGGACAGATACGGTTCACCTTACCAGTTTCGCCTATGCAGAAATCGGCTGGCACTTGGCAGCACTCTTCCTTGGCCGTGACGCTGGCGTGCAGTCCGTTGCGGCCGGGCATCTCTCCTATCCCACTGAACACATAGGCCGGGGCGGCACTCTCACCTTCTATGCGGAGGCGAAGGGCAACGGGCAAATGACTGCTCTCGCCCCTGGAGAAACGCTCGCGATCGGGGCCTATTGTTCGGCCGACGTGCTGCCGATCATTCACTCTCTCAATGGCACCGCAGCAAATATCGGACCGATAAGCGCATATTACGCTGGTGGCACCGGCGTCACCAAAGGTCTGCGGGTCGCGTCGTTTACCCACATTCTTGGGGTAATGCGGCAAAAGCTGACAGGTCCATTGCTCCACAAAGGCTATCGCACGCTCTATGTGCGGAATGATGGGGCGGTAACCGCCTATATCGAAGCCGTTGAGTTTGCGCATCCGGAAGCCAGTTCGGCGATCTCGCAAAGCGGTTACAAGGTAGCCCCCGCCTTGGTTGGTATATGGCAACCCGCCAAAAGCGGTGATGTTCTGACGAATTGGTGGGCCAGCGTTGACTACTCGACCAAAGTCAAAGCCGCTACCAGCTTTATTGCCCGGCTCACGTTGACGGCAAATGGAACGAGCGGCAACGGGATCGCCATTTTCCGTGACCCACAATCAGCCGCCGAAATAATGAGCAACAGCTTCCTTTGGGTCTACCGCAACGGAACATCTCTCATCGTTCGGGAGCTAGTCGATCTCGGGCTCCCGGTGGCTGATACGACGACAGCCGATGTTTTCGCCGCGGGGCCTTGGACTGGCGAGATCCAGGTAGATCTCAGCGCCTCGGACTGCAAGGTCTATGTGGACGGGGTCCTGAGGGCCACGAGGGTAAATCCCGCCATTACATCCGGCTTCCCTGGACTTCTGGCTGACAAGGCGGAGCGCATGATCTGTCACGGCACGATGATCTCAGGTGCCGTAAAGGGGCCTTACTAAACTGCCGTCCGGTCAATCCGATCGAGCAGTTCTTCCTCGGTTTCGGGGGTGTACTTGTATTCCCACCCCGCTCCATTCCACCGACGATAGAGCTTTCCAAGTTCTGATTTTCTGGTGCCGTCAACCAGCCTGACCCGCAAAAGCGTGTTCCAGGGATGCCATTCCGCAGCATCTGCGGGCTCTTTTCTCTGGAGGGCGAAGTTAACAATGCGCGTTATTACTGACCTGAACATGTGCTGAGCATCGCATTTGAATGATCAACTGCTCAGAACAGTAAGCGCCATTCCTGCTGGCTGTCTATAGCCACAGCAATACCCCCATCGCTGAGCCCACCCCAGCCCGCCTAGAGCGGGTTTTTCATATCCCACATCGGAGCAATCCATCATGAACTCTGCGTTCTTTGACGCGGTGCGCGCCTCGCTGTTTGGCGGGACGCTCACACAGCCACAGGTCGATGCGCTCAAAGCCATCGGCAAGGCATGGGACACATACGGCAACGGCCACACGCCTGCGGTCGCCTATGTGCTGGGGACCGCCTACCACGAAACCGGCCGGTTCCGGTTCATGCGGGAGATATGGGGCCCGACCGCAGCGCAGCGCAGATATGAGGGCAGGACCGACCTCGGCAACACTGTCGCGGGCGACGGGCACAAGTTCCTGGGCCGTGGCTTTGTCCAGATCACCGGCCGGCGCAATTACGCGGATTGGGGAAAGCGCCTCGGGCTCGATCTGCTGAAAGAGCCCCAGCTTGCCGAGCAGCCGGAGATTGCCGCCCGCATCCTCGTGCAGGGCATGGTTCTTGGCACCTTCACCGGCAAGAAGCTGCAGGACTACATCAACAGCGACGGCGGGGACTACGTCAACGCCCGGCGCATCGTGAACGGCACTGACAAGGCCGACCTGATTGCCGGCTATGCGGAGCGCTTTGCTAAGGCACTAGCGCTGAGCGGTAAGAAACTGCCGCCGGTCGTCGTGCCTGCGCAGCCCGACATCGTGCAACAGATATCGCCACCCGATGCCCCGATCGAGGCGACGCCGCGCCCCGCCGACAGGCACTGGCTCGCGGCCCTTATCGATGCCCTCATTTCCATTTTCCGCAAGCGCTAAGGAGGCGCATCATGAACCAGATCGCCATCGACATCGTCGTCAACTACGTCCTCATGCCCGTGCTGGTGACCATCGTCACGGCAGCCGTCAGCTGGGCCGCGGTCCAGTACAACAAGTGGACCGGGCAGCAGATCGAAGCCAAGGACCGCGAGGCGCTGCAGTCGGCCCTCCTGAACGGCATTCGCCTCGGTCTGCAGGCCGTGCTGCGCCAGCACCCGAGCGCAGATCCCGCTCGCCTCACCGTCGAGCAGCAAGCAATCGCTACGACCGTCGCGGCCGGCTACGTGCAGCGGTCTGTTCCTGACGCGGTGAAGCGTTTCGGCTTGTCCCCGACCCGCATCCGCGACTTGGCAGAGCCGAAACTGCCGCTGCCTATCGATCCTCTCGTCGCCGTAGGCAGGGCCGAGTAAGCCAAGGAGGCTGCCATGCCTACCAGATGGAAACGTTTCCGGCGCAATTTGCCGAACAAGTTCCCCGAGTGGATTTGCTCTCTCGTGCTGCTGGCTATCGGCATGATCTGCCTGCTGTCCCCCGAAAGCTTCCAGCGGCCCGAAATGGCCGCGTTTGTGAAGATCATGGGGCCGCAGCAATGGACGGCCCTGTTCCTCTCTGTTGGGCTCTGGCGAGTGGTCAGTATGGCGCTTAACGGAGAGTTCCCGGTCGGGGCCGGGCTGATGAGGGTAGCGGGCTCCGTCGCCGGCTGTACGCTGTACGGCGCTTGTGTGGGCCGCTCCTTTGAGGCGTCGACCGCCGCCTCCGTTTCGTGGGGCGTGGCCCTATATACCGCGTTTTTCGTGATGGATATCCGTAACGCGATCCGCTCTTCGGCGGACACCTTCAACGCGTGGAGGAAGGTCACGAATGTTGCTCCAGTGGTTTGGTGAACAGAGCGAGGCCGTAAAGCTGGCCATGATCGGCGTGGTGAGCGCTGTTGGGGCTGGAGTGTTCGGCGTTCTCAAGGAATGGCGGAAGCCGGTCCTGACCGCAGCCCCGCCAGCATCAACGGGGAAAACTATCGATCCTGACGAAATGATCGCCCATGCCGTAGAGGGAATAAGCGTTCATCTGGCAACCATCACAAAGCTGCTCAACGAGGGGGCGGATCGGGACAAGGTTTCCGTCGCGTTGCTGGAAAAGCTGCTAGTCGAGGTGCGGGACGTGCGGGAGGAAATCCGCCTCGTCCATACCGTCATGTCGGCTCGGCATAATTGACGGTTCGCTGTCCCATATGCCGGGCACCTGTCACCGATTGGTGGCCCTGGCGCATTGAACAGCAGCTTTTCGTGACATTCACTTGCTGCGGCCGCTTCCAGATCCGGTGCGAGCTTATTGTTCCCCCTGTATCAGGGGAGGTGGATATGGCTTGGGAGAGGTTTAAGCCGGGGAAAAGGGTTGATTCCCTTCAAGTGGATTCAGGCACTATTTCGCTTGATGGCGCAAAGACTTAGGGCTGATTTCCTCGGCGAAAAAGGGCTGGTGAATCAGGCGCTCCATAGCCTATGATGTGGGGCGGGCTAGGCTGCCGGCTTGGGTTTCCTGCTGGCAAGCAGTTCCGGCATGGGCGCGTCCAGCAGCGCCCTATATGCGCTTGCGACACTTCGGACGATCTTCAACTGGTCGCTGGGGTGCCACACGTGCCGGGCATCCAGTTGGAGGGTCACTGCGCCTTCAATCTGGATGACTGTGTTCAGCTGGTCGGTTGTGAGGTGGTCTCGGATGTTGGCATTACCTGCCAGTTCCCAGCGCTTTCGAAGCTGGTATGCGCTCCCACCAAATAGGATTTCATAAATAGCGTCGGTGTTGGCGACGTAGTGCGTCCAGTCAGTCGCCCCATGGGCTTTGTACGAGTCGGTGGCCGCGACCCTGACAGTTTTACTCCGACCGCGCGTTTCAGCGCGCTCAATCGTTCTCCGAAGAGCCTCCTGTTCCAAGAGATTGAACGCCTGAATGTAGCGCTCTTTCCAGCGCATTGCTTCAGGACCCGTGAAGCCCATGACCAGCAGGGAGAACCCGTCTCGCGTCATCCGGTACATGGGTAAGGACCGGTTCTGAGACGACCTGTAAGAGGAGAGCTCAAAATTGAGCCCTCTGAATTCCTCGCTGCATTCAAGGGTTTGGATGTCCCGAAGAACGTTTTTATGTTCCCGGCTGAACCTCACAGCGACATCCAGGGAATTTACAAAAGGGCGCTCGTCGGTGAAATCCACGAGCTGCAGTGCTTCAAACATAGTGAGTTGATGATCCTCGGCCATAGTGGCGCTCCCAGTGGAGCCTTAGGCCTTGACCGGCACAGTGCTTTGTGCAAAGTGCATGTATCCAACGCGGTCGCCTAAGGCGGTTGCAAAAGGCCCGTCCGAGTAGCATCGGCGGGCCTTTCTTTTGTCGCCCCTGGCACAAGGCAAGTCAAGCGACAGCGGGCTCGTTTCATTCACTCATTGTTCGCGGATGTTCTCTCGCCGCCTCTCGATCTATCAGCGCCCCGAAGGTCGCTTGTGTTGGTATCGATGCCGTGGGGATGCCGCTTACTGTGCCCAGCGGTGGTAATGGCCAAAACGTCCCCTCCGGCCCCAGGCACACGCCTCGATCTCGTTGCTACCGCATCAGCGATAGCGGGTAGGGATGGGCTAGGCCGGCTGACGCGCATCAAGCGCGCGAACCGCTTTGATCGCAGCCTTCACGCGGCGCTCCAGTCGAGCCAGTTCCTGCTTTGATGTCTGATCTCCAGTAGCAGCAAAGGCGATCAGGCCATCAACATCGAAGCCGTCTGCTGCGCCGATCATGCGGGCGACGTAGAGCTCGTCTTGGTCCATTTATCCGCCTCTCAGCATCATGTCCCACAATACCACCCCTGTGAGTCGGGGTGAAGGGGAAAGGGGAACGGAGTGGCAACGCCGGTGGGGATTTTCGTGGGACTTTCGGTTCCAGTTGATACCACCAGACACCGTTTGTTCCGATTTTCGGTTTGGTCACCGAAGGGCTCTAAATCGCGGAAACCCCCGCTGGCCATTGGTTCTAATGGTCGGAGCGGCCGGATTTGAACCGACGACCCTTTGTCCCCCAGGTAAAGCAGTGTGCAGTCATTCTGCATTTCGCGTCAATGCCTTACCACCGGCCGCTTGCTCGTCCGTGGTAATTTTGGTGGCAGTTTCCGCTGCGTGCATCGCACCTCGTAGGTCTTCGGTGGAAACGTGGGCATAACGCAGCGTCGTCTTGATGTCCGTGTGCCCGAGAAGATCCTTCACCACGCGCAGGTTGCCTGTTGCTCGCAAAAGCCGCGTGGCACAAGTGTGCCGCAGGTCGTGGAAATGGAAGTTTTCAATCTGTGCCCGAGCAACGGCGCGCTCGAAAATGCTCTTTAGCCCCTCCGCATTGATTGGCTGCAAGGTTCCCTTGCGGGACCGTTCATCGTCGCCAAAGAGGTCGGGACGCTTCACCTGATAGACGAACACCTGAGCATGAGCCCTAGGCAACGGCCAAAGCAGTGCCCGAACCCCGTTTGAAACCGGGATCGTTCGTGTCTTGCGTCCCTTGCCGGTGACCCGAAGCTGCCCGTTTCCCCAATCGATGTCTGCCCACCTCAGCCCTACGCACTCTTCCCGGCGGCAGCCGGTCAGTAGGGCGAAGCGTACGATCGGGTGATAATCCGGCCGCAGGGTCGCAAATAGTTGCACCTCTTCCTCCGCCTTGAGCTCGCGCACCCGCTCCTGCGGCTCCTTGAGAGCAAAATCCCCCCAATCTATCGGCTCCACAGATATCCGCCATTTCCGCGCTGCCCTAGTCAGCACGGCGCGCAACGGCGCGATCACGCCGCGGTTGATGGTCGCCGCAGATAGCGCCTTCTTCTCCTTACCGACCTTTGACTTCTCAGCGCGCCGCTTCGCAATTAGCCGCGCCACGTCCTCGGGGCCGATGGTCGAGATCAGCCGGGGCTTGCCTAGCTCCTTCTCAATCCAGTTCAGGTTTACCAGCATGGTTTCGGAGTTGGTCAAGTGCTGGCCGACCTCGTCCCAAAAACGACCGAAGGCCACTCCGACAGTGAGCGGAGCGCCAGCCTTCTCGACAAGAGCCGTTAGCCGTTTCTTCTGCTCGGCCTCGAACTCTTCAGCTTTGCGCTTCTGCGTTGCGCCAGTAGTGCCTGAATATCGGTCACCGTTGAGCCGGAAGTCGTAGCTGTAGACAGTTTGACCGGGCCGCTTGTAGACGGACATGCCGTTTGCTTCCTCAGTGCTTTGAATGCCTCGATATCGCTCGGCTCATAGCGGCGCGATGGCCTCTTTTCGCCCCGACCCACATTGATGAAGGGGAGGGCGCCGTCGTCGGTCAAATCACGAAGCTGGCGATCGGATATGCCGAGCGCTGTCGCGGCTTGCTCTGGAGTGAGAAGCCCTGTCATGGTCCACCCCCATGACCCAGCCCCAAGACCCCGTAGATGCGCGTATCATCAAGAGCCGGCAGAACCTCGTTGGCTACAAAGCCATGCTCGATGCAGGTCAGGCGCCGTTCGAGATTGAGGGCACGCTGAAGCTGCTGACCGACGAGATTGCGATACTCAGCGGCATGGCCGAGGGATCGCCAGGCAAGCGGGACAAGATCGAGCGGCTGATTGCCGACTGGCGCGAGGTTGTGAAGCGCATGAGGGCTAAAGCGGACTGAGGTCATGGATTGCGCTCCAGCTTGCAACGCATCCAGTGGTTCTTGAGCGCACCGTATGATTTTGCGTCTAGGGCAACTGTCTCGATGATTGTTCCGGCGTCGTCCAGAATGTCAGCGAAATGGTTTTTGATGTCTCCACCGATATCAACCCGGCCGCTTATACCGGCGCGGCGAAGCACTGTGTCCACAGACGCAGCACCGTCCACGAAACGCACCGCCTCGCACGCTCTTAAGTCCTCACCGACAATCCTGAAAAGCTTAAGTCCAACTGCTTGATCTGGAATGACGTGCGTCATGTCCGCGCCTCCGCAAGGGCTGCTTTGGCCGAGAGGAAGGCGGCGACCATCGCGATTTCGGGCGTAGCGGCTGCGTGGCTTGAGGCCAAGCCGAACGGATTGCCATTCTCGTCCAGAGCGATGAAGGTGCACTGCCAGTAGTGGTAGTGCACGTTCTTGCCGAGTGTCCAAGCTTGCCCCGGCAACTCCCGCTCAATCAGCGCCGTAATGGCGTCCAACGAGGCGGTGAACGCCGGAGGTTGCCGAACCCAAGTTTCAACGCTGCCAAAGCTGTCATCAAGCCATTCACGGCCGCGACCCTTGCGAGACCGGTATTGCCAGCCGAAGCAAATGGCCAACTCTGCGTCCAGTTCGCGATCCGGCCCCTCGGCTTTCCGAACCCGCTCCAGCAGTTCCCGCAGTCTCGCTGCCTCAACCATTGTGGGCCTCCAATGCTGCGCGACCGGCGGAGGTGATGACGTATAGTGCGCCCGACATAACCCCTGACTTAAGCCTGATGAGACCTTTCTGGTTCATCCGACGCGCCATCCCGCGCCCCCCGATCCACTCAGGCGGGAAGAAGCCGCTGCCCGCCATTCCGCCCTCGCTGGCCATGCGATCAAGCATCGACTTCTCGCGTTTCGTCAGCACCGCCTCAACCATTTGCCGTCTCCTTGGTGAGAGCGGCGTCGATAACCCCGATCGTTCGGGATCTTTCGTGAAGGCCCATTTCGATGAGCCGCCCACGAACTGCCTTCAATGTTTCCGTAAGGCGATCTTCTGTCGTCCGCAGTTCCGCTACCGTGGCTTCTGCGGCCTCGGCGCGGGCACATTCCTTGTCAGCAGCGTCGGCCAAGCCCTTATTGATTTCGAGGGTGGCATTAAGAGCTGATTGGCAGTCGACCATCTCCCGCTCAAGCTGCTCGATCCTCGCCTGTTCGGATGAAGGGGCGGCGTAGAGGGGCTCGATGGCGAACAGGTGCTTTGATCCAGCCGGTTTCTCCGGCCCGTGGCACCAGTTCCCCTCCGGTCCATAGCGCCAGCGGTACGCCACCACCGTTCCCGCGCTCTCCGGTAGAGCTGGAGGCTGGGGATCGACTGCCTTCTCCCAACAGGGCTGCGAGCAAACCCATCGGCCATCGCTAAGCTCGCATTCGGTCCCGCCATCCCCCTCCGCAGTACTCATACCCGTTTTTCCGCACATGCAGCACTGCGGGGCTGAAGGCTGGGGAGAAGCGGCGAGGTAGGCGGCGACTGCTGCTGCCACGATGGGCTTGTACCCTTCGGTCGTTTGCCAAATGTCATGACCTGCAGCGTAAGCTGCCTTGATGGCCTTCCCGTTCAGTTGGGGCTCAGTCATCTTTGCCCCCAAGGGCTGCGGGAGCGGAAGGAAGCGGCTGCCAATGGGTGGGCTTCCATTTGAACGAACAGCCGGAAATGGGTTCGGACCACTCCCACCCGACATTCAACGGGCCGTCTCCACGTTGCCAAATGCTATACCCAGGGCTGCCCTCTTGATATTTGGCCATGAATGTTTCTCGCTGCCCGTGCTCTGCACTCCAAGCCAAGATGCGGGTGCCATCCTTCGGAGCGGTTTCGATGGGCTCCCACTCGCTCACAGCGGTCGGCTCTGGGGTGCGGCGAAGGGCGGAACAGGCGGTTTGAACGCGAGCTAGGGCCGGATTTCCGTCACCTGTGAAGCTTGTCCATGCATAGTCAAATGGCACATGAACATTGCCAGCTTTGTAGCCATGCCTCATTGCTGCTTTCAAGGCTTCAGCAAGGTCTAGAGGCTTCAGCTCCACAGCCTCAGCCGGGGTGTGCGTGGTCATGGCTTCAGACATTGGTGTCACCTTTCCATCCGAACCATTTGTTGATTTGCGTTGATGCTCGGCGCTGTGGAGCAGCGGGGCGGAAGCCGGCGCCGCGCATCTTGGGACGTTCGTCGCGCTGCCAGCCGGCCGTGACGATGCGGTCGCGTTTCGCCTTGTCGGCGGCGTCCTTCGCGTCCTTTTTGGCCTTGCACTTGGTATGAGCCGGCCAGAGGTCGGAGTCGTTGTCCGAGCCGCCTTGCGCGATCGGGTCGGGATGCTCAATGAACCAGTCGCGCCCGCGGATCTGCTTACGACAGATGAAGCAGATGCCATTACGGGCGAGGAAGATGCGGGCGGCCCGCGGCCGGGTCATCTTCTTGCGCTTCGTCGGCGGAATGAACTGGAGATCAGCCATTTCCGGCCTCCTCCTCACCCATCACGGTCAGGGCCACAAGCGGGCCATCGTCCGTCTGCTCCACCGTGAGATAGCCGCGCCGTTCCAGACTCCGCAGGGCCTTGATGCCTGCAGCCGGGATGCTGTCCTCCTGGCGGAAGCAGTGGGAGCCGCCGGCAGCTGATACGCGCTGGAGAAGCTGCAGCTCTTGAGAGGTAAGGCGCTTCATGCTGGCACCTGCAGCCAAGCTTCATAGTCGGCTTTCATGTTGCGGAAGCGAGCTGCAGCCTCGGTGTTGGTATCGAGTTCTCTTCGACTGCTGATGCCGCAAACGCTGTAGATGGCCTGCACCGGATCATCGTGCCCGTTTTCGCCGCAGAAACGAGCAAAACCTCCCTCGTGGGAGATAATGCCCGCGATCTGGGAGAGACGGGCGGGCTTCGTCGGCGTGTCCTTGTCAGCTGGCGCCGGTAGCAGTTTGGGTTCCGCCAGCCGAGCAATCGCCACCCATGTCTCTTGATCTGGCATGGGAGTGCCCAGCGCGGCCTGTACCGCCTCCTGATGCTCAAGAGGCACCTCGAAGGACAGCACCAGCACCTTGCGGGTCTTGACCATTTTCCATTCGGAATAGGTTGCGCGGATTACAGCCAAATTGCTCATATGAAGCTCCCGCCCGACCCCGAAGGGCCGGGCCTGCGCTGGTTAAACAGAAATCAGAAAGGGATATCGTCGCCGGTAAACCCCGGATCGTCGGGTTCGAACTGAGGAGGGATATCCTGAGGGGCTGGGCGCGATGTCTGTTGCTGAACGGGTTGCTGTGAGGGCCGTGGATTATCCGCCCTGCGAATGCGGATCGCCTCAACAGACTTGCCTTGAAAGTCGACCCAGGACGTAAAGAGGGTTACCTTCTTACCGGTCCAGTCGTCAGTTTCAGGCCCGTAGGCTCCACTGATGTTCGTGGCGTTTGTCTTATTAAGAACGATGCCCTTCTCCTTACCGACAAAGTAAAGAACGGGCTTGCGATCATCTCCAATATCTTCGATTGCAACATGTGAGATAGTCACGGTCGGCTGACCGCCGTTGAGGTCTGCAGCTTTCAGGAAGTTGCTTGGGAAGGTGTCGTTGATGTTCATCTTAGGGTCCTGTTGAGTTCGGCCAGCGGCCTTGGGGCAGTCATTTCGGCCTAAATGGCCGTCTTCTCTTCCACGATTTCAAATCCTGGAATTGAATAGGTTCCGCTCCGGGCATCGGAGTCGGCGAGCTTCTGCAAGAAGGCTCGGAAATCTTCGCGGCGTGTTCGCCAGTAGTGTTCGGCGGCTTTCGCGCCATCGACCAAAACAGCCTTGGGCGTACTGCGCAGGCCATTGCCTGTTACCGCGGCCTTGGTGGCTTTTGCTGCATCCCTCTCGGCGATCTTGGCGCTGTTCAGCAGATGCTCGGCATCTTGTCGCGCCAAGACGTTCCCTGCGCTGGAACGCATCGCCTCTTGAGCTTTGCGGCGGACTTCCTCAGCTTCACGCCGCGCGGCCTCGGCGATCGCCGCCTTCTCCGCTTCTCGCGCCTTTTTCCAAGGTGTCAGAACCTCTTTGCAGGCGGTGGCGATGGTGTCCGCACGGCCGATAACCGGCTTCCATTGTGCATCGACCGCTTTAGCCGCCTTGTCGTGGGGCTCTTTCTCGGCCTTGCGAGCGGCGTCTGCTGCCGTCTTTGCCTTGCGGGACAGGTCCAGTAGCTTCTCAACACCCTCGGCATCAGCTTCGGACTTGATACCATCGCCGTTCAGCCAGGCTTCGGACTCGGTCCAAAGATCGTTGATGACTTCGTTGTGCTCGTCAAAGGGCGAGCGGTTCCCGCCCATGACGATGCGATCATTTTCCGTTACGGTCAGAGCGCTCATGCCTTCTCCGATCCCGCCTGTGGGGCGGTCTTTGTTTCGGGGGTGGGGGTGGGGCAGTGCTCGGTGATGTGAAGACCACAGCAAGCCGCGAGCGCATGTTCCGCAGTAGCTCCCCTAGAGTGGGTCCAACCAGGCAGGAGAACGATGGTATCGGCCTCCGTGCAGATGAAGCGGCAATAGTCAGCGAATGCTTCTCTGATCGGAAATGTCTCAGGGGGGCCGTCGTGCGGGTACTCGGCTGGGTTGTAAACCGTGTGCCCCTCCGCTCTCAGCTCGCCGGCCACTCGGTGAAACAGCGGATAGTTTGATTGCGGATAGCCTCGCATCGGCCCAGACAGGTAAATTCTGGCCACGCTTAAAGTCCTCCCGCCATAGCGCGCACAGCCTGGGCCTCGTATGCCGCTCCAGCAGCAATCGGAGCGCCAAGACGCAGGATGATGTTTAACGCGATGAACCAGTGCGTCGTGATGAGGCGAAGGGCGGTCATTGCGCACCTGCCTTGGCGAGGGCCGCGTCGATAGTGGACATCGTGAACGGTGCGACCTGAGCAGGGTCGATGCAATCGCGCGCCATCTGCAGAGCCTTGACCAGAGCGTTATGCCCGGTCGCCTCCAGTATCTCGGTCGCCTTGCCGAGGTAGAGGTCTTTTCCAAGCCTCCACTCGTCATCCATAAACTCGCAAAGGATGCGGGCAATCTTTACCTGAGCGGTGATCTCTTTCGCCATCACGCGGCATCCTTCTGACCCGCAGCCTGCTCGGCAATGGCGCGGTTGAACTCGTTGCGCTGCTCACGGCGGCGTTCGCTCTCTTCGTGGTCGGCACGCAGTTCGGCCGCCAGTTCGTCGGAGAGAATGTCAAAGCCATGCCGGCGGCAAAGGGCTAGGAACAAGCGATCCTGCTCACGAGTGGGAAAGCTTCGGACATAGGCGATATCTTGCTCCCGGCTCATTGCCCTTCCTCCAGCCCCAAGCCTTCGGAAATGTGATTGAGCGCATAGCCATAGAGCCAGCTCGACCCTTCCACGTACAGGCGCCGGGACTTGAACGGTCGCCCTTCACAGACCGTCTCCGGATCATCGCCGGGAATGTCCACGACCACGGTCTTATCGTCGAGGCGGAAGAGGAAGCCGAACCAGCCATCGGCGTCACGGCCAGCGCAACGGCTTACCTCTGCCGAAACCTCAAGTTCCAAGTCTTGCAGGATGGTCGCTGCCACTACCTCGGCGTTTGCCTCGGTGGCTCCCCTCCGGGCTTCTGTGCCGGGATTGATGATGATCATTGCCCTTCCTCCGTGGAAGGGGTGGCGAGGCTCGGCCGCTTCAAGCAATCCATGCACATCGGCTGGAACAGATCGTCTTGGCCGATCTTCCGAGCTTTTGGAAACTGGTCGCCCCAGCCAAAACCATGCCGGTCAACCGCCTCGCGCTCCAACGCGTCCAGCCAATTTCCCCATCCGGGATAAAGAGCTGCTGCCTCGGCACGTTCGGCCTTGGTCTGCATCGTGCCGCACATGCATTCGCCTGAGCGACAGAGTTGCTCGGCAACTGGATTAATCGGAGTTGCTCTGCTTGCCAGATAAGCGTCCCGATCTTCTTGCGACCAATCATGGATCACGTTGACCCAGATGTTGTTGGGCGCGGCCGGATCACGCCGGTAAACCTGCAGGTTCCTCTGCCGGTTTTCGCTCTCGTCCTTCCGGGCTCCATTGATGAGCAGAATGCGGACGTCTCGTTTGCCTTGGCGAATGGCCTTTGACACTGCCTTGCGAAAGGGCTGGGCTTTCAGAACTCGATAGGAGAAGCCGTGCGCGCCAATTCCCTTGCCGAAGAAGCCTTTCCGAAGCACATAGTCTTCATACGCAGTGCCTGCATCGGCCTCTACAAATTCGCCCATCCGGCCATATGTCCCGCGAACGAAATCACTGGTCTGCTGTATGCCGCAGCGGGTGTTCCCGTGCAGAACAAGGTCGATCTTCGCGCCCAACTCCCTGGCGATCTGGTCAGACGCTGCACTGTCTTTCCCGCCAGACACCATTGAGACGACGTGTGTGGGGCTGAACTGGTCGATGGCATCCCGAAGGATTTTCGCGCTGCTGTCGATCTTCATCACGCCACCTCACGGTCAGCCGCAGCGGCAGCGGTGGGGTGGGTGAACTCGCGCAGCGCGGCCTTGACGCCGGCCAAGACCTGAGCGTCGATAAGCTGCTCAATCTCTGCTTTCGCGTCGGGATCGCCGTTGCGCTCGTTGTCGCGGAGCTTGGCGTAGCGATCTGCAAATTCGGAGCCGGTCATGATGCCCTCCGGAAACCGTATTCGCGGGTTTCGCGGGCGATCTGATCGCTCAATGCCTCCAGCTCAGGCGCATAGAAGCGACGGAACAGACCGCAGGGCTCTCTGCCTTGCCCAAGACGCTCGTACGCATCCAAGTCGCCACCAGCGTTCCAGTATTCAGCGGCGATGGCTTCGGACACGTCTGGGCATGTGCCGGCGCTCGGGGTGAACTCGAACACCTGAATGTCCGGCGCCGTCTCGCTGGAGAGGCTCAGGAACAAGCTGGGCTTCGTGGCGTGAAACTCGCCATCGGCAGGGCCAACGCCGTCGAAAATGAACCAGTAGGTCCGGGCAGTCTGTGCTTCGGTTGAGGTGTGCATGGCGGTCACGCTGCCTCGACTTGCTTGCGTGCAAAGCGCGGACGGAAGCAGTCCATCAGCTCACCAGTGCCGTGATCAATGTGCCGGGCAATACCGCACACGTCATGCAGCAGGTTGAAGTCGTCTGCGGCCAGCAGGCGCTCAAAGTCCAACGGGCAACCGTTCGCATGGCAAGCCGAAAGGTCCATGCGGGTTTCGGTGGTATCGCGATCCCAACCACACTTCTGAGCGCGGCGAGCAATCTTGTTGATCAGGAGGCTTTCGACCTCAGTGACGGTAAAGCTGACTTCACGCTTCCCCATTCTCCCCAACTCCCCGGCGCTTGGCCGTCTGGTGTTTCGATGGGGTAGTGGTATACGCATAAAACGTACGACGCAATAGCCTTAACGCAAAAAACGTACGACACATCGTTGCTGGTTCTCCCCAGCCGCTAAAACTGAGTCGTTTTCGTTCTTGATTTGTTCCAGCTTCCTGAGTCAGATTGTCGCGGAAGGAAGAGAGGAGAGCGACCGATGATGGTGACCTACTTCGTGGTGCAGAGCTTCCAGACCGGCCGCAAAGGCATACCCTTCGCCGACATGCCAGTGCAGGTTCAGAGCCGAGGACAAGCGGAAAGGTTAGCTGCTCGCTTGGCTGCCACCAAAGCCGCCGTGGTGGCATTCTCACGCACCGGCGACCCCAGGACGGGGGAGTTTGACGACGCCGTCACAATCGCCTTGCACGGGGACCTTCCCGAAGATGCAGACGATATGGCGATCCCGATCTAGCGGCGGCTTTGCTTCCCCACGACTCGGTGACAGGTTCGCCACTCCGCACGCGAGACAGTAAACTCCCTGCGCGGATTGAACTGCTCTAAAGTCCACTCCGCTCCCGTCCAGTTGTTGAGCTGCTTGATCATGCATTCAGCTTCATTCGTCGGGGGCTCGTGGAATAGAACCACGTCGGCCTCACGCATGGGCGGCAGTCTTGGGTTCACCCATGCCACATCACCCGGCCGGAATGCAGGAACCATCGACTCTCCGACTACAAGCACGCCGTAAGCGTCTGAGACATGCTGCAACATCGCGGGTCGCTCGACATATTCCAGCGGATCGAAGGTTATCAAGACATGACCGTCACCCCCCATAGCTGCGGGGTAAATCGGGAAATCGCGTTTCGCCAGGTATGTGCCGGCAACCGTGAGAACCTTCAGCGCGCCACCCGCCTCAACATCTGCGCCCATGGGCTGAGCAGCAGTGAACTCAGGCCCGGCTAGCTCCCACACTTCTTCCCGCGATATGGGCGGTGACCCCTTGCCCACCAAAGCTGTTTCGAGCAGCCGGACGATCTTCGGGTTGAGGAAGCCCTTCGCGTACGTCGGCGCATCCTCCCATCGTTGATAGCTGGACGCGCCTTTGTAACCCATGGCCTTCGCTAGGCCATCCATGGACAGGCCGGATCTTTCCCGCAGCTCGGTCACTCGCGCGGCTATCTGGTCGGGGTCGTGCTCCATGCCCTGAATACGTTCATACGTCGCATACGTTTTCCACGTTGACGAGCCATACGAATAAAACGTATGGTTGGCTCCTGATGAGCATGGAGCCCTTAGTCGCGATGGAAAAGATCACCGGCGCGGAGTTCGTGATCAACGCGCTCGGCGGCATCACCAGCACAGCCCGATCCATCACCAAGAGCCCTTCGACGGTACAGGGATGGAAGGATCGGGGGCGCATTCCGCAGGACCATTGGGACGACCTGATCGCCGTCGCTGCTGGGCGTGGTCTGGCTGTTGAATACGCCGATTTCGTCAAGTCGCACCCCAAACCCGTGGAGGCCGCATGACCTCGACCCTTTCCTGCAGCTTTTGCGGCAAGCGTTCGGACCATGTGGTCACGCTGATTGCTGGTCCATCGTCCTTTATCTGTGACGAATGCATTGAGCTTTGCTCGGACATAATCCGCGAGGGGAAAACCGAGCGCGCCGTCAAGGAAGCCGTCGCCAAGGAAACAGACCGCATCATCAACCGGATGCAGTCCGAGCTTCTCAGTCTGGGCGCTATCGGCATCATTCGTAAAAGCGGCTCCCTTCATCGCTGGCTCGCGGAAAAGGTGCGCGCATGATCCGCACCGAGCACTCCACCGTCGCGCTCCTGCCGAACGGAAACCATCCGAGTTATCGGCCCTACAGCGCTGTTGAGGGCAAGCCCGGCGTGTACCGGCCTGCCGTGCGCAAGTTTCCCTGCGCCTGTTGCCCGCTGCACTTCGACACCGACCGGGAGCGGCATCAGCACTTCATGGCCACGCACAAGGGGAGGGCATAGCCATGTGGAAGCTGTTGCTCGCCATCTTGATTATGGAAGTGGCCATGACCGTGCCGCTGGTTACGCGCGCGCTGCTCCGCCCCAATCTCCCGACCCTGACCGATCCCAGATGGGCGCTTTCCGGCAACCGTGAAGCACGTCGCCGGGCTGCAAAGCTTGCGAGGGCAGCATGAGCAACACCGAGAGCGTTGCCGCCAACGAACTCCGCCAGTTCATCGAACGCATTGAGCGGCTGGAGGAGGAAATCGCCTCCATCAATGCCGACAAGCGCGATGTTTACGCCGAAGCTAAGGGTCGCGGCTATGACGTGAAGGCGATCAAGCACATCGTGCGCCTGCGCGCGCAGGACGAAAACGAACGCTCCGAGTTCGAAGCCATCGTTGACCTGTACCTCAACGCGCTCGGCTCGCGTGCGCCCGCACGTGAGGAGGCATAGATGGGCCATCCCCTGTGCATCGTGCCCGGATGCGGTCGTCGCCATGGCGCGTTCGGCTACTGCCAGGCCCATTATATTCGCGTTCGCGAGCATGGGCACCCGGATGTCGAAACACCCATCAGGTGCAAGGTGAGGCAGCGCATCGTGCCGTCCGATCCCCTTGCCCTCTGGCACATCAACGCGATGGCCGTTCGCCTCGCTCAGATACCTGTCGCGGGTCGCCGCTGGAAGGCTCCCACTCAATCCCAGGTGGAGGCATAGATGGCCCGTCCTGACGATATCCCGGAAGATGTTTGGAATACGGCAATGGACCTCGCGCTCGAGGTTGCCGAACGGGGCAATTACGAAAATGCGGCGGACCTCTTGGCCCGCGCCATCATGGCTGAGCGTGAAGCGCAGCGCGAACGGGACGCGCAGATTTCCCTCGCGTTGGACATTCAGGCAATGGGCTGGATGACGCGCTGCGATGATCCCGCGCAGGCGGGCATATCGGAAGCCAAGGACGCTATCGCCGCTGCCATCCGGGGAGCCCGCTAAATGCTCCCCCTCACCAAATCCGCATACCGTCATATCCGTGCAAGCCTTGCCATTGTGGGCTTTGCTCTTGCTGCATGGGCTTCAGTTGCCCTTGCGCTCTGGATGGCGGTGTCGCGATGAGCGCGTGGGCCTGTATCGGCGCGCAGTGTGTTTTCATCGGTTTCCGTGGCTTGCCGTCTCAACCGGAAGCCAGAGGCTACCCCGACCCGCAAATAGGCGTTGTTTACACAATCAACTGGACCGGCCATGTCGGGCATCAGTTCTGCATCGGTTTGGCGGGGCTTCACGACGATAGCTGTTTTGACGTCCGCTGCTTCAAGCCGGTATCGCCGGCCAAGACCCAGGCCGAAGACGCAGCCTACATCAAGAGCCTGCTCACGAAATCCCGTGAGGTCGAACACTCGTGACCTCATTCTTTAACCACCCACAAGCGCACCGCATTCCCGCCCCTGCAAGGGCGAGGAACGTCGCTGGTGTGGATGAGCCTCAAGACCGGCGCTTGTGCGTCGGCCGTCTGTCTTTCTTCCCGCGCGCCTTCGCTCTGCAAAGCGGCAGCACGCGCCTCTACAGCCATAAGCTCGAAGACTTCTGCCAAGGCCTCTCCGAGCAATACCATCCGTGCGTCCTTTCCAAATGCAGTTCATCCAGTGCCTCAACAGGTACTCGGAGATCATTGCCTTGGAACGGAAACAGTCTTTGCATTCGGAGCAAAAAGTGACCGACATATCCGCTGTCGATCAAGCTGCCGGATGGGCCGACGTGCTCATCAAACGCGAGCATCGCGGCCCCGGCGACACGCTGGACGCAGCCCGCCACAGGGCCGCGCAGAAGCACAAGCTTCCCGAGCGTGTGCTGTGGGCGCTCCGGTACCGCCGTCCCAAAGACCTGATGGCGTCCGTTTACCTCAAGATCGAAGCCGCCTTTGAAAACGAGTGCCAGCGTCAGGAGGCCAAGCTTGCCCACGAACTCGAAATCACCAAGGCCACCCTCGCTCCTACGCCGTCTGTCCGCCGCCTTATCGCTGAGACTGAGGAATTTCTTCGCTCGGTGGATGGGCAAGAAGCGGGAGCAACTGCCCAATCAACCCCCGAAGGATCGGAGTGAGGAATGACCATGTCGTTTGCGCGCCGCCAATTGCTCGAAAAACTGAGCAGTGGGTATCAGGAGTTCTCGCCGAAGTACCCGCCGCTCAAGTGGGCCATCCAGCAGCGGTATGCCGCCGAGGCGCCGTCTCCTGCTGGGAAAAACAAGTACGGCATCACGCAGGCCGGCGCGGCAGCGTTAGGTGAGGCGACCCGTACCCCGGCCGAGCGCGCGGCTCTCCGAGCAATCAAGAGGTTGGACGGGGGCAAAATCCTCTGCCGCCAGTTTCAGCCGATTGCCGGCGGGTTCGACTATTTCACGGAGCCGGACCACAGGCCATTCCCGCCCGACAGCGCTGCTTGGCTGATCGAGAACGGGAGGCTTGAACCGCAGCAAGACGGTCTTTTCGAGGGCATGTCTCAGACCTTCCGGGTACCGGCCCATGCCTAGTGCGCTCACCCTCAAAGACGTGCTTTACGCGCTGGAATACGGCCGGCAGACGCTTTGCCGTTTTCCGAGGCAGGGGAAGCCCGCAATCTGGGTTCTGGAGCCGAACGGAACGCCGGTTCCCCAGCGCATCGCAGAAGCCGCAACCATCACCGCTGATGTCGTTTGCATCGAGCGCCTGATCAACGGCCGGCAAGTGTTTGGCTGGAGGATGGCAGCATGAACGCAACCCCCTCCCGTGAAGAGCAGGCGGCGCGGGTGGTGCTGCCGTTCCCGCCGAGCGTCAATGCGCTGTACCGCTCCGTGAAGGGCCGCTCCATTCTTTCCGAGCGCTATCGGAACTGGAAAACGGAAGCGGGCATGGCGCTCAACCTGCAGAAGCCGGAGCGCTTCGGTGGACCTGTGTCCATCCTGGTTGAGCTGACGCCACCGAACCGCATCCGGCGCGACATCGACAATGCCGGCTTCAAAGCCGTTCTCGACCTGCTCAAGACCTATGGCGTCATTGTGGACGACGACAGCCGCTATGTCCGCGAAGTGACGGCCCGTTGGATCGATGCTGGCGAGCCCTGCACCGTAACCGTGAGGAGGGCAGGGTGATGAATACGCGCCGTCGCTTCCCCGTCGAGGCAATGCTTTCAATGCATGCCGAGGGCCTGAGTTACGCCGAGATCGGGCGGAGGCTTGGCTGCACCACTAAGCATGTATCGCTTCGCATTCGTAAGGCCACTGGCGTGCCGACGACCCCTCATGTGGATGAGGGGTTGTGGGGGTACGATGACGACCGCAAACGGCGGGAATTTGCCACCCGAGCAGCAAGGGGAGCGCGCGAGGCTCTGGACACCGGCTCCTTTGTAAGGCTCGGCATGGCTACTCGCCAGATCGTCGCCGATGTCGCTCACAAGCGGAAGGCGAACGATGCCTGATACCGCAGCAGCAAAGATTGAACTCTCGGAAGTTGACGTTGAGCTGACCTTGCTGGGTTCGCTATTCATCAATGACAGTGCCTTTGAGCATTTCGCCCCGGCGATCAAAGCCGAGTGGTTTGGCGATCCGCTAGCCAAGTACCTGTTTGAGCAATGCCAGAAGATCAACGACGCGGGCAATAAGCTGACCGCGCCGACAATCATGGCCGCGCTGCCGATGGATATGGGCGGCGTGAACCGCGGTGTGTTCTTTGCTCGGGCTTGTGCGTCGGGAGTGCATCCGAGCGCGATCGGCGGGCTGGTACACACCCTCAAGGATCGATGGGCGCGGCGCTCGCTGGTCGGCATGGCTGATCGGGCCAAAGAGGCGGCGGTGCGCTTCGAGGCTGACCCCTACGAGGTCGCGAGCGACTGTCTGGCTGAAATCGACAGCATGATGGAGGTCAAATCCGACAAGGTGGGATCGAGCCTCGCCAGTGCGACAGCAGCGCTGTTCGATGACATCAGCGATGCGGACAAACAGAAGGGCGCCACTACCGGGCTGCGCGTTCTGGACAACAAGCTCAACGGCTACCGCCGCGGCCAGCTCTATGTGATCGCCGGGCGGCCCGGCATGGGCAAGTCGGCGTTCATGTGTTCCTCCCTGCGGCGAACCGCGCAGAGCGGCGTCGGCGTTGCGATCTTTTCTCTGGAGATGACCCGGCAGGAAATCGCCGCGCGGATGCTCTCCGATGCCTGCGACCATGTTCATGCACCCAAGTTCGGGGATATCCTGAAGGGCAACGTTCAGGGCCATGAGCAAGCGCTTTTTGACGCCAACCAGGTCATTGCCGGTGCGCCGATGCATATCGATGACAGCGCGCGGCTGACCTTCGCCCAGATCGCTGCTAAGTCGCGCCGGCTGAAGTCGGAAATGGAAGCTGCCGGCCTTACCCTCGGTGTCGTCTGCATCGACCATATGGGTTTGGTGATCCCTTCCGAACGCTATGCCGGCAACAAGGTCGCCGAAGCTGGCGAGGTGTCGGGGCGAGCCCGCGCGCTGGCCAAGGAACTGGATTGCTGCGTGGTGCTGCTGTGTCAGCTCTCCCGCGATGTGGAGAAGCGCGACGACAAGCGCCCGGTGATGTCGGACCTCCGCTGGTCCGGCGAGATCGAGCAGGACGCCCATGTAATCGGGTTCTTGTTCCGTGAGGAATACTACCTCGCCCAAGATCCGGATGCCGACCAGGAAGCGCTGCGCAATGCCCGCTGGCAGATGGAATTCCTAATCCGCAAGAACCGCAACGGAGAGACAGCCGACACGCGGCTGTGGTGCTCCATTGCTCACTCCAGCCTGAGGGACAACGGATGAGCCTCGCTGCCATGACCTGGGCCGTTGAGGCCCCGATCGAACGCCCTACCGCGAAGCTGGCGCTTGTTTGCTTGGCCGATCATGCGGACGAAGATGGGGCCTGTTTTCCATCTCAGAAGGCTTTGGCTGCAAAGGTCGGTGTTAGTGAGCGGGCCCTCCGTGACGCCCTCGTTTGGCTCGAGGAAAATGGGTTTGTGGTCCGCACGGCGCGGCACCGGAAGGACGGCTCAAGGACCTCTGATGCCTACCAACTCCCGCCGGAAGCCTACCGGAAGAATTTTCCCCACCCCCGGAAGGAAACGCAGACCCAACCGGAAAAATCTGCCGGGCTCACTACGTTTGAACCTGTCACTGAACCTGTCACAGCAGCCGAGCGTCCGCAGGACCTAGTCGAAAAGCTCCTCGACGCCGCAGGCATTCAGGGTAATCCGAACCCCGCTTTGGCATTTCCTGGCGAGATCATCGGACTCATGCAGGCCGGGTTCAGTCTCGACGGCGATATCCTGCCTGCGATCCGTGCCAAGCCGAAACCGACCGCACGGACATGGGGGTACTTCGTCCCGCAAATTCGAGAAGCGGTAGATCGCCGCAAATCGGCCGCCTCCGTACCCCGCCCAACAGCCAAGACTGTCGATTGGGCTGGTCGCCTCAAGGCGTACCGGGAGGATGATCTGTGGCCGCATTCGTGGGGGCCGAAGCCAGGCGATTACGGCTGCAAGGTCCCGGCGCACTTGCTCGGCGAGGAAGCTGCATGATGCCCGTCACCTGGGAAAAGAGCGGCCCCAACCTCAAGCCGGTGTTCTGGTGCGAGGATTGCGGTCAGCCGGCCCACTTCGGTGTGGGCTGCAATCTCAGGGCAGCGATAGCCCACAAGGACGCGAGCAGGGCGGGGCGATGGTACTGCGGCCGCGTCGGCGGTCGGCCCGCATGCAAGCAGGTTCAACAGGAGGGACGGGGACAATGAGCGAGACACAAGCTGACATTCACAATAGCGAGGCTGGCAAGATCGTCGCTTCCATCGTGCGCCCGCCGCTCGAGGCAGGTGGGAGCGCGACAGACGTGCTGGTGCTGTTGGAAAGCGTCATCGTAGGCGTTGCTCTGACCGTCATCAAGCTCGGCGGTGATGAGAAGGTTCTCGACGTGGTTGTTGAGCGCGCACGCGAACGCCTTGCCGAGCTGCGCCTCAAGGGCATCAAGACCGAGGGGAACGGCTGATGGAAATCGGGCGCATAAAGGGCTGCACTCGTGTCATTGGCCGGTCCCAAGGCTATTACGGCCTGCCACTCCGGGACGAGCTTATCAACGACAGCGTGACCGGGCCTGACACGCCGTGCATGGTCACGGCATGGTTCCCGACGCCTGACGAGTTGGTCGCCATAAACGCGGGCGCTCCGATCCATTTGCGTGTGGTCGGCATTGGGCATCCGCCAGTCATGCTCGGCGTAGGGGAAACGCCAGACACCCCGTCCACCCAACCCCGAGAGGGTGAGCTATGAGCGGGGTGCAGGAGTTCATTGATCAGGCATATTTCCAGCATGGACCCTGTTGTGGGGGTTGTGACTGGTGGCGGCATCTCAACAGCCGGGTTGGCGAGTGCCAGAGATCAGCGCCGGTGGCCGCCATCGAACGGAACGCGATGCTGGGGATCGAACGCTGCAGCATGTCTGGCCTAGGGGCTGGCCATGTTCTGACTAGCAGGGAACACCTGTGCGGCGATTTCAAAGACGACTTCGACTGGTCGTCTCTGCCGCTCGCGTATCTCAAGCGCATCGGTGCTCCCACCGCCCGCGCCCAAGGCAATCCCAACACCCCCGATGGAGAGACGCAATGAGCGATACCTACACCGGCCTTTTCGTCACATGGATTGAGGACTGGTCGCAGTTCTTCCAGCCCTGCAACTGGTACACCTTCCGCCCCATCTTGGTTGAGTTCGAGGATGACCGCTGAATGGGCGGTGTCGAGTTTACGGCCATTCTGCTCGGCTTGGGGTTCCGCTTCCGGTGGAACTACGCGCGCACCGAGAAGGTGGACGAAATCAACGCTGCCGTGGACAGCATCATGCGCGGCGAAACTGCCGTCCGCACCCCCGATGGAGAAGCACAGTGAGCATGGTGGAGAAGGTCGCGAGGGCGATTGCTGCGGCGGATGGCTACGACATCGATGGCTTGCGAGCCCACGCAGAGGCCGGCCAACCGCATGCCAAGGCCGATCTCGCTCAGCTGATGAAGCAAGCAAAAGCGGCCGCGCAGGCAGTAGGCGACAGCTTTGATGATCCGGTGATCCGCGCCGCCATCACAGCAGCACTGGAGGAATAGGGCATGGCACCGGAGGCAGCACCCTGGATCACTGCCGGCATGTTCCTGCTGTTTGCGGTGGCCTGCTTCATTTGGGACTGGTGGGACAATAGGGGAGAATAGCATGGCAGGGCGGCGGGAGAAGTTCATTGAGGACAAGATGGTGCCGGACCCGTCCATGTCCGATGCTGAGTATTTCCACCAGCGCCAGAAGAAGTCCGGCCCGAACATCGGCAAGGTGTCGGCCAAGGTGAACATGTCCGAGCTGATCGGCGGGTTCGCTCGGTTCGACAGGCGCACCGAAGCGCAAGAGGCGGCTGCCGCTCGGTATCGCGGCCTTCACGAACGCGCACAGATCGGCAGGGCCAGGGCAGTGGACTATGCCGCCGTCAAGGTCGACACATCGGGGCCGACCGAAAACAGGGCCGGGGAGATCGGACAGGACGCGCGGCGCCGATATGCCGATGCTGTGCAGTTCCTCGGCATCGTCCGTTCCAGCCTGATTGAGCGCATCGTGGTCTATGACGTGCCGGTCAGCAAGATTGCCAAGGGAAGCCGGGAGCGCGAGCGACTGACGCGGGAGGTTTTTGCGGCTCTGGATGACCTCGCTGTGCACTTCGGTCTCGCCAAGAAGAAGGCCGCTTGACGAGCGGGGCAAAGAATGGCATCAAAGGCATACGCTGGCGCGCTGCGCCGGTTCAAGGGCTCGCTTCGGCGGGCCTTTTGCGTTTCTGGCGTAGAACGAAATTGCGCCACATACCGATCCGATAGAAATGGAATTGCGCGATGGCTGCGAGAGGCCGCAAGCCCGGCTTCGCAATGTCGAATGAGCACCGGGTTAAAATCCAAAACAGCAATATCCTCAATGCGCTTATCGAGCACGTCGAGGGTGTTAGAGATATGTCACCATCACAGGTGACCGCCGGGCTTGGTCTGCTGCGCAAAGTCATGCCGGATCTCGCTGCTGCTGCTGATGTGGATGCAGATGGCGAACTGGCTCCCGTCGACAGGATGACGGATGAAGAACTCGAAGTCATTGCAGCAGGCCGCAGCGCGGGAATTACTCCGCCGTCGCGCAGCCCGCAAAAGCTTAACTGAGTTCGCCCGCTACATCGATGTTCCTGGCGCGCCGGTTACGGAGGCCGAGGACGAGGAGAACTTCAAGCCCGCGGAAACGCAGCTTGCCACGCATCACGAGCTGATCCTCAAAGCAGCACAGAGGTGCATCGATCAGCCATATGGCCGACTTATGCTGTTCATGCCTCCGGGGTCGGCAAAGAGCACCTATGGTTCGGTGGTGGTGCCCGCGTATGCGATGGGGACAAAGCCGGGCTATCGTGTCATCGGTGTGAGCTACGGCTCGGACTTGGCTCGCAAGATAGGGCGAAAAGCTCGGTCTGTTGTGCGGCAAGATCAGTTTCGGGCACTATTCGGCACCGGCATATCTGCGGAGAGCAGTGCAGCCGATGAATGGGCATTGGAAAGCGGCTCGGAATACATGGCTGGCGGGCTGGTGTCCGGCGCCATCACTGGCAACCGCGCGAACCTCGTTGTTGTGGATGACCCGATCAAAGGCCGACAGGAAGCCGAGTCCGCGCTGATCCGGCGCCGTGTGGCTGAGGCGTTCGATGATGACGTGAAGACCCGTCTTCTCCCGGGCGGGTCGATCATGATCATCCAGACGCGTTGGCATGAAGAAGATCTGGCCGGTTCTATTTTGCCGGTGGGGTATGCCGGCGAGAGCGGCGCGATCCGCTGCCGTGATGGGCAGGATTGGGAGGTGATCTGCCTCCCGGCCAAAGCCGAGCGCGCTGATGACCCGCTTGGCCGACAGGTTGGTGAATACCTCTGGCCGGAATGGTTCGATCAGCGGCATTGGGCGCAGTACGAAAGCAAGCCGCGGACATGGGCAAGCTTGTACCAGCAGCGGCCGGCACCGGAGGAAGGCGATCTATTCCAAGCCGACTGGCTGCGGCCCTATGAGAAAGCGCCAGCAAAAGAAACGCTGACCATCTACGGCGGCTCTGATTATGCCGTGACGGCAGATGGCGGTGATTACACTGTGCACATGGTTCTCGGGCTGGACGCGCAGAAGCGCATGTGGCTGCTGGACCTGTGGCGCAAGCAGACGAGTTCGGATCAGTGGGTTTCGGCCTTCTGCGAGCTGGTGCTGAAGTGGAAGCCGGTCGAATGGGCCGAAGAAACGGGGCAGATAAAGAGCGGTGTTGGGCCGTTCCTTGATCGGACAATGCGGGAGAGCGGCGCCTATGTGGTGCGGCGCACCTTCCCGACGCGGGGCGATAAAGCAGTTCGTGCTCAATCGATCCGGGGCCGCATGGCGCTGGATGGGTTGTATGTGCCGATAAATGCCCCTTGGTATGAGCAGTTCCGGGCGGAGCTGCTGACGTTCCCAACCGGCCGGCATGACGACCAGGTTGATGCGCTAGGGCTGATCGGGCAGTTGCTCGATACGATGTTTGAGCCTCGCGCCGAAGAGAAGCCGAAAGAGCCTGAGCCGCTCGACTGGTTTGAAGAACGCGAAAGCGATGATGTGGATTGGAAGTTGGCATGATCGAGAGTGTCGATTATCACCGCTACCATTCCCGACTGGTCGATATGTTCATGTCGGCGGAGGATCAGGGCGACAAGTCTCGTCGTGGCGCTGAGCGCGATATCGATTACTATGATGGCAAGCAATGGACCGAACGCGAGGTGCGCGAACTCAAGCGCCGCGGTCAGCCGGCCATCGCCTTCAACCTAGTTCGCCAGAAGATTGATTTCCTGCAAGGGCTGGAGCGCACGCAGCGCACAGTCCCGAACGCCTTGCCGCGCACACCGAAACATGAGGACGAAGCCCACGCAGCAACGGACAGCCTGCGCTTTGTGGCCGACACCAACCGCTACAATGAGAAGCGGTCTCGCGTTTGGAAGGATATCTTGACGGCCGGCTGGGGCGGTATCGAGGTCGTGGTTGAGCAGTCGCCCAAGGCGTTGATGAACTCCACTGCCATGACTGGGCCAGAATGGGACGTGGTGCTGCGGCGTTGCCAGTGGGACCGCATGTTCTGGGATCCCTACAGCGCCGAGGAAGATTATTCCGACGCCGGTTATCTTGGCCTTGTGCTGTGGATGGATCGCGATGAAGCGGTGCGGCGGTATGGCGCCGAGGCCTCAGCGGTGTTTGACGAGACAGTCAGCAGCCGCGCAATCGGCAACACGTTCGATGACAAGCCTTCGCAAACATGGGTGCAACGTGGGAAGCGCGATCGCATCCGCGTCGTGCAGATGTATTTCATTGGCGATGATGGCCAGTGGGACTTTTGCGAGTTCACCAAGGGCGGCATTCTTTCGGCTGGCCCGTCTCCCTGGCTTGATGAAGATGGGCAGCGCGAACACCCATATTCCTGGCGTTCGGCTTATGTGGACCGCGACAACAATCGATATGGAGTTGTCCGTGACTTGATTGATCCGCAAGACGAGGTGAACAAGCGCCGGTCCAAAGCGCTGCACCACGCGACGGTGCGCCAGACGTTCGGAAACTCAATGGCCACGTCACGCATGACCGAGCGCAAAATGCGGGAACAGTTGTCCCGGCCGGATGGACACCTTGACCTCGCAGCAGGCGCCCAGTTTGGCAAGGACTTCGGCGTCATCCCGACCAACGACCAGGCCAGCCAGCAATTCGATTTGCTGCAGCAAGCGCAAAGCATGTTCGAGGTCATGGGCCCGAACGCTGCAATGCAGGGCAAGAAGGAAGGCAACGAAAGCGGCCGGGCCATCATGGCGCAGCAGCAGGGCGGCGCAATCCAGATGGGCACGCTCACCGACACACTCCGGGAAATGGATCTGGAGGTTTACCGCAAGGCTTGGCGGCGTATTCGCCAATTCTGGACCGCGGAAACATGGGTGCGTGTCACCGACGATGAGAAGAACCTGCAATGGGTGGGCCTGAACAAGCCGGTGATGTCACCTGTCGTGGCCCCATCGCTTGATCCAGCATCTGGGCAGCTCGGCATGATGCCGGTCCCCGACACGATGACCGGCCAGCCGATGATGCAGCCCGTGATTGATCCAACGACGGGACAGCCGACCTTGCAGAACTCGGTGGCCGAACTGGACGTGGATATTGAGATTGATGATGCGCCTGACATGGGCACGCTGCAGCAGGAAGAGTTCTCCAACATGGTCGACCTGGCCCGCGTAGGCGTCGTGTTCCCGCCCAAGGTTTACCTCGCTGCGTCGAACCTTCGGAACAAGGGCGACCTGATCCGCATGATGGACGAAGCCGCGCAAGGGCAGGGCCAGCCGGATCCGCTGCAACAAGCCGCGGCAAAGCTCGAACTGGAAGGCAAGGCTGCCAACAACCAGAAAACGCAGGCGCAAGCCGACCACGTGAAGGCTCAAACGCTCAAGACGGTCACTGATGCGCAGATGAGCGCAATCAACGCAACTCGACCTCAGCCCCAGCCGATTATCGCAGGCTGATCTCGCATAGCCGCCGCCGGGCTTAACGGGCGATCGGATAGCTCAGTCCGTAATTGAGCAAGTGCCGCCGACTTACGGGCGATCACCGCCGCCGGGTGCATCCGGGCGCACGTCAATCCAAACGCATTGGAGTACGTCAAGTGACAGCACAGTCGCTGGATGAAATCATGGCCGGACGGGATGCAAACCAGCCCGAGCCCAGCCCCGATAATGCCCCCGCAACCGGCAATCAGCCGCGCGACGACAACGGCAAGTTTGCCCCGAAAGGCGACCAGCAACCCGAACCCGTCACGCAGCAGGAACCGGCGCACACCGAAGCCGAGCAATCGACCCCCGAAAAGGGCAAAGTTCCTCAGCAGGCGCTACATGCGGAGCGAGAAAAGGCCAAGTCCGAGCGGGAGCGTGCAGACGCCCTCGAACGGCAACTTGCCGAACTCAGGGGGCAAGTGAGTGTTTTGACCCAGCAGCGGCAAGCACCGCAGCAACAGGTCGAACCGCCAAAGCCTCGCGTCGTCTGGGAGGACCCGGACGGATGGGCTGAAGAAAAGCTCACGCCATTCCAGCAGGAACTACAGGAAACGCGGTTTTACTACTCGCAAACCGGAGCAATCCGGGATCATGGGAAGGAAACCGTCGACGCTGCCAGCTCCGCACTGCAGCAGGCCGTTCAGGCCGGACAGATCGACCCTAACCAGCTCAAAACGCAGCTTTCCCGGTCCATCGACCCGGTTGGCGACGTGGTGCGCTGGTATCAGCAAACGCCCGCTCACCAAGAGAAGGCGTTGCGCGAAAAGATCCGTGCCGAGATCGAAGCCGAGCAGAAACCCGCTGTCGCTGAAGCCCAAACGCAACCCGCGGCCAAAACCCCCATGCCGAGCAACTTTGCCGGTGCCCGTAACGAGGGCGCCCGCAGCTCACCGGTGTGGTCGGGTCCGAAGCCGCTTTCCGAAATTGCCCGTGGCAATAATCAGTAAGGCAACAGCAAATGGCTGAGACCCGCGTCGAGGCTGATCTCGTCCCCACGATATGGGACGATCAGTTCTCCGTCGAATTTTTTCAGAACAACCCCTTCGCGGCCTATGCCGGGACCGGGATCGACAACCCGATCGTGATGAAAGAGGACTTCGCTTCCAAGCGGGGTAACGGCATCACCTTCGAGTTCATTACCAACCTCAATCGAGGCTCTATTCGCGGCCGGCAGCCACTGCGCGGTCACGAGGACAAGCTCGGTGAGTATGGTGACCGTGTCTTCTGGGACATGCGCAAGAAAGCCGTGTCGATGCACGAGCTGGATGAAGATCTAGCCGCCATCGACCTTCGCAAGGCCGCCCGCGGTGCTCTCCGCACCTGGTCGGACGAGGACGTGAAGTTCGCAACGATCGAGGCCCTCATGATGGTCGGCCTCAATCTTGATCGTGCTTATGACATCGCGACCGCAGCGGAGAAAAACGCATGGCACACTGCGAACAAGGACCGCGTCCTCTACGGCAATGGGACGGCGAACTATGTCACCAACGACCACGCCGCATCCCTCGCCAACGTCGATACGACCAACGACAAGCTCACCAAGGAAACCATTTCCTTGATGAAGCGCCTCGCCTTGTCGGCCCGTCCGCGTATCACTCCGGTCTCGACTGGCGCCGCGGACAACCGCCGCAAGTTCGTGGCTTTCGTCCACCCCCTCGCAATGCGCGATCTGGTGACGAGCCTCAACGAGTCCGAGCGCCAGGTCTCCGTGGCCGCGCGCAACGAACGCCTGTTCCTCGGTGGCGACCGGGAATGGGATGGCGTGATCATCCACGAAGTGGACGACATGCCCCTTCTGACTGGTGCCGGAGCGGGCGGGAATACCACGGTCGCCCCGGTGTTCTTCCTCGGCCAGGAAGCCCTCGGCTGGGCCTTGAAGTCCCGCTACGGCAGCCGGCAGCAGACCGATGATTATGGTCAGGTGACCGGCCTCGCCATGATCGGCAAATGGGGCATGAAGAAGCTCGGTTATACCGTCGGAGACGAGAAGTTCGTTGAAGATGGCGCCGGGTTGCAGACCAACGTCAAGGGCAAGCAGCGCGGTATGCTCACCGGCTTCTTTGCCGCGGCCAGCGACTAAGGAGGCCTGAATGGCACGTCATAACCCGATTTACACCAACGCTTATCATCACCCGGAAGACACCGGCCTGCACACCATGGGCCGGATCGTCAACTTCGGTGATGCCGATCTCGCCACGGGTCTGCTGCCCTGTGGCTCGTTCGAAAAAAACTCGGTCATCGACTTCGCCAGGGTTTCGATCCTGACGGCGTTCAATGCCGGCACGACGAACACGCTGGAGTTCGGCACGGTGACCAACGGCACATTCACGGCAGACATCATGTCGGCCGCTGATACTGCCGCCGGCACGCTCGGCAATCGAAAGAACGGCACTGGCGCAAAGCTCGGTGCGCCGTTGGCTACCGACACGATCGTCTATGCCCGCTTCACGCAGGCTGGCACGGCGGCGACGGCAGGGCAGGCGATGTTCTGGATGGCTGCGTTCATTCCGCAGACGCCCGATCCACGCACCCGTGCGGGAGACTGATCCGATGGAAACGTTCAAGGCGTACTACACCGGTCAGGCTAGCGGCCCAGTGCAAGCTTTCACCGTTACCTTTGAGCAAGGCAAGCCGGCTGATGTGCCGGCGCGCTTTCGGGACAAGGTTGCCGGCAATCAGTACTTTTCTACCGATGCGCCGAAAACCTCTGCCCCGGCACCGACGCCCCCCTTGTCGCCGGGCGGTGATGTGTTCGAGGCGAAACACCGCGGCGGCGGCTCCTACTCGATCATGCGCGGGGATGTCGAAGTGGTCGACCGCCTGAGCAAGACCGATGCGGAGACTTTCAACGCCATGTCGGCCGACGAAAAGGCTGACTATGTGAGCGACCGCGAATAACCGGAGGCGCGTGATGCAAACTCGTGAACAGCTTGTATTGCGCGCTCTCCGCGAGCTTGGTGTTCCCGGCGCCGGCCAGATGCCGAGTGCCGAGGACGCTCAGGTTGTCGACGGAGAGATTGCGCCGATCATGGCCGATCTCTCTCTCCGCAACGTGTGGTCATGGGGCGACCCTGACCGAATTGACGATGCCGCCGCGGTGCACCTAGCGATCATCATCGCCAACTCGGTTGCCAACCAGTTCGGCAAGGATCGGGACGAAACGAAGCGGCTGATGGCCGAGGTCCGGCTGCGCGAACTGGACAATGCCGAAGATGCCGGCGATCCGATCCCGGCGAACTATTTCTGATGGAAATACCGTTCCCGACTTCCACAGCGCCGAGCCTAAATCCAACCGAGAACGGTGGACGGTTGATCAACTGCTACGCCGAGAAGGCACCGGCTGGCTCACGCAGCAAAGTGCTGTACCGCCGCGCGCCCGGTTTGCGGCCATATTTCAGCGTCGGGAGCGATCTTTACCGCGGCTCGCTGCTCGTTGGTTCGATACTGTACATCGTGAATGGCGCCACGGCTTACACCGCAGCGCTCACCGGTGGGACAATTGTCACCACGGCGCTGGCCGGCACAGTCCCAGGCATCGGGCCGGTCTTGATGGCGCACAACACGCGCATCCCGACGAACCAGATACTGCTGGTGCATTCGGACGGCGTGGCAACGATTGAGGGTAACACGGTCTCGGAGTTCTCGGACCCGGACCTGCCGGCTGTTTCGTCCCTAACATACCTCGATGGCTTTTTCGTCCTGACCTCCGCGGACGGTCGGGCCTACGCATCGGGCGTTAATGACACGACGTTCGCCACCTTCGATTATGCGACCGCAGAGGCAGCGCCGGACGGACTGGTTCGGGCCGTAGCTTTCGGGCGCGATTTGCTGCTCATGGGCGAGACGACGGTTGAGTTGTGGAGCAACACTGGCAACCCCGAGGCTTTCCCCTTCACGCGCGGCCCAGTCATCCCTGTGGGGCTGAAAGGCCCTTATGCGGTGGGGGGCTTCGAATACGGCTTCCCACAACCCCTGTGCTGGGTAGGAAGCGACAATCGGGTTTATCGGCTGGTCGGGTACTCGCCGGAGCCTATTTCAACGCCTCAGCTTGAGCGCATGATTGAGGCGGTGGCCGATCCGCTGGCCATCGAGGGCAGCGTTTACGTGACGGCCGGACATGCCTGTTTCGTTCTGACCTCGCCATCTTGGACGTGGGTTTACGACTTCATCACCGGCGAATGGCACGAGCGGCAGTCCTATGGAGCAAGCCGCTGGCGGGCTCATGGCGGTGTCTATGCCTTCGGCGCTTGGCTGACGTTCGACCGGGTCAGCAACACTGTGTTTCAGGTGCATGACCGGGAGCGGCGAGAGAACGGCCAACCTTTGGTTATGGAACTTCGATCCAACCAAGTGCATCGCCTGCCAGGCCGGTTTGTGGTCAATCGGGCGAGCTTCGATTTCGTCACCGGTGTGGGCCGCGATCAGGGGCAGGCCCCCATCGAGACGGATCCGAAGGTTTCGATTTCGTGGTCTGATGACGGCGGGCGCATCTTCGGCAACGCGCTCCTGCGTCGGCTGGGCTCTCAGGGCGAGATTGTGCCGATCGATATATTCCGGTGCGGACTGACGGGCAGGAACGGCCGGCAATGGCGCTTGCAGATCAGTGATCCCGTCGAGGTAGTATTCCTCGGCGGCGCGATGGACATCGAGGAGCGCACGGCATGATCCGGTTTCCTCAGAGATTGCCCGATCCCACTGTCCCGCTGGTGGAGCCAAAGACGGGCCGCGTGAACCCGATCTGGTACCAATACCTGCGGGAAGTGGACGACGTGATCCGCAAACTCGTTACCGCATCTAACGAATACGATCGGCGCATAACGGAATTGGAGCTGCCCTGATGGACTGGCTGATGGATATGCTCGGCCTCAATGCCGGCAAGGCCACAATGAAGGCGGCCACGAAGAACGAAGGCATCGTGAACCAGTACGGCGTCGATGCCGGTGAACTGGTAACGGAGGGCGCCGACCAAGCCGGCGGCTACCTGCAGCAAATCCTTGGCTTGCAGCAGCCGATGGCCGAGGCTGGACGGGCCGGGGCAGGGCTCTATGCCGATGCGCTTGGCATCAATGGCGCGGAAGGGGCTCAACGGGCCACAGGCGCATTCCAGACCGGCCCAGGCTATCAGTTCCAGATGGATCAAGGCTTGCAGGCTTTGCAGCGTATCGGCTCGGCCAAGGGGAACCTCCAGTCCGGCAATACCGACGTTGGCGTGATGCGGTATGCCAGCGGCCTTGCTGATCAGTCGTGGGGCTCATGGCTGGATCGGCTGGCAAACCCGTCGTCCCCGCTCAACAGCGCCGTATCGGGCCAGACCTCTACGCTGGGCAATCTCGCGGACTTGGCCCTCGATACGTCTGGCAAGCGCATCGGCATCCGAGGCGAAGTCGCGAACGGGTTAATGGGCGCGAATAATCAGTACGCGAGCGGCAAGGAAACGAACGCTGCCGGGTTTGCCAACCTCGGCAAGACGATCATCGGCATGGGCAGTAAGGCCCTAGGTTACGGAGGCTTCTGATGGCGGGCTTGTCCTATCCCGGCTTTGTCGTGCCACAGGCGCAGGAAAGCTCGCTTGCCGCTTTCCTGCCTGGTCTTGAGGCGGGGCGCAAAGAGAAGCGCTTTACCGAGGCAATGGAGAAGGTCGCGCAGCTCGGCGCTGGTCCGGCAACGCCAACTGGCTATGGCGGTAGCGACTTCCTGCAATCGCTCCTGGCCCCGCAGGGGGCAGCCCCGGCGCTCACCACTCCGCAACAGCTTTCGCCTACGGATGCTGTGGTCAATGGCTCCGTCGATGCAGCGGCTCTAAGCCGCGATCCGATGCTCGACACCTATTTCCGCAACGCACGGCGCGCAGAGAGTGGCGGCAACGATGCGGCGAAGAACCCGAAGTCTAGCGCGACCGGTCGATATCAGTTCCTTGAGGGGACATGGCAGGACTTGGCGCAGCGCCGTCCCGATCTCGGTCTGACGCCCGATGGCCGCACGAACCCCGACCAGCAGGAACGGGCTATGCGGGCATTCACCGAGGAAAATGCCGCGGCGCTTTCGCGCTCAGGCGTCCCGGTCAATCCCGGCAACCTTTACGCGGCGCATTTCCTTGGTGCCGGTGGCGCGTCGAAGGTCCTTACGCAAGATCCGAACTCGGCTCTGTCGGCCTATCTTGACCCAGGCGTCTTGCAGGCGAACCCGAACCTGCAAGGCATGACCGTTGCGGATTTCACCGCATGGGCCGGCAGCAAGGGCGGCAACGGCTCGGGCGGCTACCAGGGGCCGACAATGGACGTTGGGGCGGGGCAGGGCCAGCCCTACAGCGTGGATGGGGAGACGCTCGCAACCCTTATGGCTGCTGAGGAAACTCGGCCCCTGGCGCTGTCGCTCATCAAGGCGAACC